GTGCAATCTTAACAGGTAGTGCTATTGGCTCAAATAAGTAAAGACACTATGGAAGAGAATATTAATCGTATGCAATTACAATTAGACAAACACTCTGTACAAATAGCAAAACTGTTTAGCAAGATTGATGACACTAATGCTAAGATACAAAAAATATTTAATATATTGAATCAAATAAGATATTTTATTTATGGTGGTTTTGCTTACTTTATAGCCTCTGAAGTGGGTATGTTTAATTTATTAAGGTTAATGACATGATAGCATTTATATCAAATGTAGCACCAATAATGTTAGGATTTATTGGGAAGTTGTTTGCTCTAAAGAGTCAGGCAGCAGCAGAAAATCAAAAGTTAATGGTACAGTCGTTACAAGTTCGTAATGATTCTATTAACATGGCTAGAGATCGAGCAGACAAAGAAAGCCCAATGGCTGCTATGAATAGAAGAATTATTATTCTAGTGATACTGGCTTTAGTTATATTTACACAAGTTGCACCTGTGTTTTGGAATGTACCAACAGTCATTCCTACAATCATAGAAGGTGCTAGTATATTAGGCTTTCAACTTACACCTGATGTGGTAGAATATGTGACTGTAGAAGGGATGTTGAAGTTTGATGAAATATTTGGATGGGCAACAATGATAATCGAATTCTACTTTGGAGCACAACTAGCAAAAGGTAGGTAAAAATGAAAAGGGCGATTGTTATACCCGACCAGCATTTTCCGATACATGATGAGAGTGCAGTAAAGGTCGTATTAAAGGCGATAGAATTTGTAAAGCCACAAATATTTATTAATTTAGGCGATGTTGGAGAGTGGGAGTCTGTATCTGGACACAGATATAAAAGGCGAAAAAGACCACCACTAGAGTACCAATTACCAGAAATAGATAAAGAAATTAAGGCTGTCAATAAACAAATAGATAGATTTGATAAAGTCTTAGATAAGGTTAAGTGTAAAGAAAAATATATACTAGCTGGAAATCACGATGAATGGCTAGATTCCTTTGTAGAAGAAAATCCGTATTTAGATCAGTACACTTTTAGAAATGCGTGTAAATGGGATGAGAGGGGTTATAAATATCGTGTTTGGAATGATGTTTTAACAATTGGAAAGTTATCTTTTGTTCATGGTGCATATACTGGCCTAAGTCATGCAAGAACGCATTTAGAAAGATATGGTACAAATATTATGTATGGTCATGTACACGATGTATCTAGACATTCTTCAACTAGATTGTTAGATGGAAATATAAGTGCCTGGTCAATGGGTTGTTTAAAAGATATGTCAGCAGAAAAAAACAAATGGCTCAAAGGTAGATTACATAATTGGAATCATGCATTTGGTATAGTAACTTTTTTTGATACTGGATATTTTCAAGTAGAAGTAGTAGATATAGTAAAAGGGCAATGTTCGGTTTGGGGAAAAATAATTAAAGGATAGGTTATGACTTATAGAGAATTAATTAATGAAGTTTTAATAAGGTTAAGAGAAGATACAATTTCTACAGATTGGTCTGGTGCTATTAATGATAGTTCTAATGTATCTGCTTACCATAAAGTTATAGGATCATTAGTTAATGATGCTAAACGAGGTGTTGAAGAAAGACACGATTGGTTAAATCTTAGAGAAACAGTAAATATATCGACTGTAAATGGCACTAAAAACTACAATCTAAGTTCGGGCCAGGAAATAAAGATTCTGGATGCCGTAAACAACAATACAGGGCTTCATTTGAATCAGGTAAGCAAACAGTACATTAACACAGTAAAGTACCCTACAGACGATACTGGTGAGCCTCTATACTATGGTTTTAATGGTAGTGATTCGTCTAATAATCTAAAAATAGATTTATCGCCAGTTCCTACTGAGGCACACACAATATCTTTCGATATTATTAAGTTTCAAGATAAGTTAACAAGTGCAACAACAGTTTTAAAAGTTCCTGAACAGCCAGTTATTCTTGGGGCATGGGCAAGAGCAATAGCAGAAAGAGGTGAGGATGGTGGAACACAGTCTAGTATTATGGCTCAAGAAGCTAATGAGGCACTTAAACAAGCAATTATTTTAGATAGTGGTAATACTAAATACGAATCAGATTGGTTTGTAAATGAAAACCATAGTAGTCAATATTCAACAACTGTAAATTTTAGATAATGGCAAAACAAATATCATATCAACCTTTAACTGATATTGGGTTAAATGGGTTAAATACTCAAAGTAATCCTGCATCATTAGATACATCATATTTAGTTAAAGCTGAAAATGTAGTAATTAGAGAGTCTGGTCGTATTGCTTTTAGGAAAGGACTTAAACAAAAAGTAGAACCATCAGGCACAGCTATAGTATCTATACATGAACATGACGATAATGGAACAAACAAAGTTCTTGTTAGTTATGGCACAAGTATTTATGTTGTTGATTTTACTGACCCTGCTGATGCTTTTCCTAGTAGTGGTGCAGATCTTAAACATACAGTAGGAAGTACGACAGGTAATTGGCAATTTGTGAATTTTAATGATAGATTGCATTGTTTTCATTCTGGGGTAGTTCCTCAAAGATACGATGGTTCGTTAGGTTCGGGTGTAAAATGGACAGCACACGCTACTGATCCTGCCTCAATAAGTTCATTATTTGATCCTTCATGTGGTATGGGATATTATGGAAGAATTTGGTGTGGTGGTGTAGCAGAGGCTAAAGATGTTGTTTATTACTCTAATTTGTTAGATGGTGATGATTGGACAGGTGGTGATACAGGTTTAATAGATTTATCAAAAGTATGGGGTATTGATGATGTTATAGCTATTGCCCCTTTTTATGGTAAGTTAGTAATATTCGGTAAAAATAACATTGTTATATATGACAGTCCAGAAACAGTAGGATCACTTGCACTTAATGAAGTCATTAGGGGTGTAGGTTTAGTTTCAAGAGATAGTGTACAAGCTATTGGTGATGACTTAGTATTTCTTTCAAATACAGGATTACGCTCTTTAGGAAGAACAACTGAGAAAGATAAACTACCTTTAACTGATTTAAGTTTAAACATTAAAGATACTTTAATTAGGAATATTGGTCAAAGTTCAAATGTTAAAAGTGTTTATGTAGAAAATGAAGGTATTTACATAATGTCATTTGTTGATAAAAACATTACTTATGTGTTTGATTTTAAACATTTCACACCTAATAATGCACCAAGAGTAACAACTTGGACTTTTGATAATGATAGAGAGCCATCTAGTATGACATATACAGAAACATATGGATTATTAGTAGGCCAACAAGATGGTGGTTTGGCTGGATATGAAGGATATTATGATACTGATCTAGAAGGAGCATCAACCTATACTTATAGTTCATATACAAGCAGTATTGCAACTACATGGATTAATTTAGGTGAGTCAATAGCTGCTTCATTTTTAAAGCGGTTGTTTTTAGTTTTAGAGGGTGGTTCTGGAGCAACATTAGGCTTAAAATGGTACAAAGATTATAGCCCAAGTCCTTCAGATACTACTTCTATAACTTTAAATCCTACAACTACAGGAACAACATCATTATGGGGTGCTAGTACATCTTTATATGGTACAACAACAGTTACTACTACAAGTGCAGGTGCTTTTGTAACTGACTCATATTACGCTATTGCAACAGTTGGTAGTACAAATTTTACAGCAATAGGTTCAGCAGATAATGTTGTAGGTACAGTTTTTAAAGCAACTGGTGCTGGTTCTGGAAGTGGTACTGCTGTAAGTCATACACATAATGCAACAGTTCACCCTAGTAACTCTACATATGCTCCTCTATATGGATTACAAGAATATAGAACTCCGTTAACAGGTTCGGCAAAAAACCTAAAACTAGAGATAGATATTGAATCAAACGGATTTGATGCTTCTTTGCAAGATTTAACTTTATTACATAAACAAGGAAAGATAAGATAATGGCAAACTATACTATAGCTGTCGGATGGTCTGGA